AATCTCCAGCTTATCGAAGCCCGCGACCATGCCGCGGGTGTGCCCCCAGTAGTGAGGTTCCGCGACCGGTGGCTTCTGGAAGGCGAAGAAGTCGCCGGCATTATTGAGCCGCTGATCGCGCTGCAAAGCCGCATCGACCGCACAAGCTGGGAGGCTGCGGTCGCCCAATACTACAGTGCGTTCAAGCAGCGCTACGTTGTTGGCTGGGCTCCAGACGATGACGCTGAGGGCATTCGCATGCGCGCCAGCGACGTGTGGCTCATCGACGCCGACGCGAAAGTCGGCCAGTTCGACGAAACGGACATCCGCCAGTATGTGGATGTGAAGCAAGCATCTATCCGCGATATGGCTGCGATAGCCCAGGTGCCAGCCCAGTCGCTCGGCGCCAACGCTATCAGTAACGTTTCCGCAGATGGTTTGGCGGCTATGGAGTCTGCCAAGGACAGGAAATCCTCAGAGATCCGAACCTCCCTAGGCGAATCCTACGAGCAGCTACTACGGCTCTGCGCCCACCTTGATGGCGACCAGCAGGAAGCCGCCGACTTTGCGTCCGAAGTCAAATGGGCCGACATGACAGCCCGAAGCTTCGCCCAAACAGTAGATGCCCTGGGGAAACTTGCCACTATGCTGAGTATCCCCCCGGAAATCCTTTGGGAAGACATCCCAGGGTTCACTGCTGAAAAGATCAAACGCATCAAGCAAACAATGGCAAGAACCCCAGGCTTTGACGCTACGGCGGAACCTCCACTAGGCGACACGATAACGCGCTAACCCCCGGAGAGGCAGGTGACACATGGACCTGTACTCATACCATCAGGCTGACCGGCATATCATCGACTGGCTGGCTGATGCGATCTACAACCTCATCACCAACCGGGGCGTGCCCACCAGCCTCGATGACATGTGGGAGCTCGTAACCGAGCTAATCCCCCTAATCCAGGAAGCACGCACCCAATCATATAAGGTTGCTATCGCCCACATTCATTCCGTGGCCACCACCCATGGCATCCAGATCACCCCAGCGCCCCAAAAACCCTACTACCCCAATGCCGCCTGGAAAATGCTAGCCAGGGCCCTGGGATGGAACCCCACCCGGGACCCTATCCCCGGTCGCATCACCGACTACGATGCCACCTACCAGCAGCAGCTCGCAGACAAAATCATCCCCTTCCCGCCCGACCCTACCGACCCCGTCCTGGTCGACAAGGTAGCGCGCCGGGT